TCTCTTCGAATTGGAGCGTCATGCTGTCGCTTCCTTTGACTACGTATCTTCGGATTGCGCAGGCCGCGCTTCCGAATATCAAGTCCCTTCCTGATGGTATCGAAGAGGCGCTCGCGACAGAATGACAAACCTAGTTGTAGTTGAAAGCCCCTGGGCTGGCCTGGGCGGCGGAGAGAAAGCGAAGAAGTATCTTCGCGCGTGTATTCGGGACGCGCTTGCGCGGAATGAGATTCCTTGGGCTTCGCACGCGATCCTAGCCTGGACGGAAGCGCTCTACGAAGAAGACGAAGAGCAGCGCACCGAAGGACTCGAAGTCAACAAGCGCATGATCGAGCGCGCTGATCTTGTCGCGTTCTACGTGGACTTCGGAATGTCGCCGGGAATGCAACTCGCTTGGCGCTGGGCAAAGTATCGGCAAGTCAAAGCCGTTAGCAGGACCATCTATAAATAATGCGAGTTCTTGAATCGGCGTCTCTCGACGTAAGCAAGCTGAACCCGATGCAGCAGTATTGGGCGTATAACGCGCTCGATTGCTGCATCACTTTAGAAGTCTTTGAGAAGCTTGCCCCGAAGATCCCCGAAGCAGGCTTCGCCTACGACATGTCGCGCACGATGCAAGGGCCTGCGTTCACGCTGATGAACCGTGGCGTGCGGCTTGACTCTAATCGTGTGCTTTCGTTGCTAGCTGATCTGCGCGAAGAGCGTGCGCGATGCGAACAGACGTTTTTTCGTTTGACGACTGAAGGTCTTGGGCTCGAGCCATACTTCGATCCGAAGCACAAGAAACACTTCGGGATCAATCCGAACTCTCCGCAGCAGCTTCAAGCGCTCTTCTACGAGCACCTTGCAATCCCGGCAATCAAAAACTTCAACCGGCAGACTAAAGAAGAAACGATCACGACGAACCGAGAGGCGCTGGAAAAGCTTCAGAAGCTTCCCAAGGCAAAGCCGTTCTGTGATCTTATTCTTTCAATTCGCGATTGCGATAAGCAAATCCAGGTGCTGCTTGCGTCGCAAGGTTCCAACCGGATGCACTGCTCGTATCAAGTCGCGGGCACGCTTTCAGGTCGCTGGTCTAGCAACGAGTCCGCCTTCGGAGGCGGGACAAACCTACAGAACATCTCCGATGAGATGCGCCGAGTCTTTGTTCCAGACGCAGGTTTGAAGTTCGCGCAATTCGATCTTGAGCAGGCAGAGTCAAAGCTTGTCGCGTATTTGGCGCTCCTTTGGGGCGACAATTACCTACGCGCTTGCCTTTCAAGCGATCTACACACTACAACAACAATGCTCGTCTGGCCCGATAGATTTCCCCCAGGAACCAATGAACCTCGCAAGATCGCGGAACAGCCGTTCTACCGGCATTTCTCCTACCGCGATATGGCGAAGCGGGGAGGTCACGGAAGCAACTACGGCGGATCGCCTGCGGTGCTTTCGATGCATCTCAAGATCCCGCGGGAAGGCGCAGAGTCTTTCCAGCACGCTTACTTCAAAGCGTTTCCAGAGATCCGCCAATGGCAGAACTCCGTGCGGCTGGCGCTCGCGAAAGACCGAAGTATTACAACTCCGCTTGGTCGGCGGTGCTTCTTCCCAGGCCGCCCTTGGGATAACGACACGGTAAAGAGTGCGATTGCTTACTCGCCGCAGTCTTCCATCGGCGATATTCTTAACCTAGGCTTTTACAATGTCTGGAAAAACCTTGACTCTTTCGTGTGCGATGCTGGACCAATACAACTGCTTACTCAGGTTCATGACTCCATCAAGTTTCAATACCGCCCCGAAGACGAGTCTTGGCTTATCCCAAAGGTTACAGAGCTTCTTAAAGTCCCCGTTACCATCCACGGCAGAGAATGCGTAATCAATACTGAAGCCGCCGTCGGATGGAATTGGGGGAAGTTCCACTCGAAAGAAAATCCCCACGGACTTATGAAGTGGAAAGGCTCTGATACACGAGATGCTCCCGCGCCAACATCGTTCTTGGATCGAAAGCTTCACATCGCTGGGAAGTAAGACTAATGCCCCAGAGATCTACCGTCGGTGGACTGCCCTTGCAACAGTAAGCTCTGCCCTTCAACGGAAGTGCTGGATTGATCTTAATTCCACAAGGATCTTTCCGAATCTCTTTGTGGCGCTCGTTGGCCCGCCGGGCATTGGGAAGAGCATTTCTATTTCCCCTGCGCGGGATCTTCTTCCGCAGCTTGGTGAGAATGTTTTTCTTTCCCCAGCACGCTGCACCGCAGAACGCTTCATCAAGAACCTTTCGCTTAGCTACCGAATGTTCTCCCTTCCACATGATGCGTTCTACAAGCAGTGCGCGTACGCGGCTTTCATCTCGGAGCTTTCAACGCTTGTCCGCCCGAACGACAAAGACTTCACGATCCTTCTGACGGACTTCTATGATTGCGCGTCGCAGTGGAGCTACCAGACGCTTTCCCGCGATGAGGACAAGATTGAAAATCTTTGCCTTACAATGATCGGCGGGATTACCCCGAAGACGCTGGCGGAAAACTTCGGCAACGCCGCGATCGGACTTGGCTTTACCGCACGGCTGAACATTATTTATTCAGATGAGGTTCGGCTGCCGAAGCTGTTCGATGCTGATGGCGTGCCGCTTCAGCGGGAAGCGCCGGATTACGCTTCGCTGCTTTTTGATCTTCGGGACATTCATAACCTGTCCGGCGCGTTTACGTTCTCAGCAGATGCAGGGCGCGCGTTCCAGACCTGGATTGATGAAGGCATCAAGCCGATACCGTCGGAAGCAAAGATGGCGGAGTATATCCCCCGGCGCTGGTTCCACCTTACGAAGCTGGCGATGATTATTTCCGCAAGTGAGTCTTCAAGTAAGGAGATTACTCTCGCACATGCGGAACGTGCAAAGGAGCTGCTGCTTGGTTCCGAAGCATCTGCCGCGGGCGCATTCGAGCACTTCGGGACAAACCCGCTGATCGGCGCGCTGCAGAACGCATGGTCTTGGGCGAAGCTAGAATACCCGAAGGGCCTCTCAGAGCTTACGCTTAAACGCAAGCTGCTTCAAGACGTAGCGCCGCAGCACTTGAACTCTTGCATTCAAGAGCTAGTTCAAACCGGCATGTTCACGCTTGTCGGAGAAGGTTCTTCCCGAACCTATATCCCTAAAGTGCAATAACCTGCAGCTTCCCGCTACGCTTGATCGTGCGGGAAGCACTCGTTCCAATCGTGCACGAGATTGTATAGGTGACGTTGGTAGTGCCGCCTGCGACCGTGAAGAGCACCTTTGGTCCAGCGATAGTCGCAGCACTTAACGTCGGACCTGCTGGGCTTACGGCAAGCGTAGCAGAAGAAATGGTTTCGCTTTGCGCGAGCTTCGCCGCCCAATTAAACGAATACTTGTCAGTGTCCGAAGTGTTGCTCGGAGAAAAGCTTCGGATGACGTTCGAGGTCATTCGTCAGATCCTATAGAAATTTCTCGAATGTCATCGTCGATCAGAAGATCTCGCGTGTCCGCAGGCACGTCAATATCTCGAACGTCAGGGTCGATGTAGAGTTCGCGGTAAAGAGGAACGCCGGTGCCAGACATATAAAAGGTTCCTACGGACTATCCGCCAAAGGTGTCTTCTTACTCCCAACCCGTTCATCAATACGAGCTAGCAGCACTTCCATCTTGTGCAGCATATCTTTCGTTTCTTTGATGTGCTGCTCAAGTAAATCCATACGCTCGGTGAAACTTTCTTTGTGATCTTCTAGCGCGTTCAAGCGAGAGTTCATGCTTGAACCCCACCATGCCATCGCTACGATATGCCCGATCAGCACACCCATAAAAGTAAGCGTTCCAGGATTTATGCCGAATTCCGTCATCGCTCACACGTAAGTAAAAAAGCCAACAACGCCGTCAGCCGGAACAGGAGTTGTATCAGAGATTTCTGGATTCTTCGTCAGGCCAAAGCCGATGCCGTTGGAAAAATTGAGCCCAAACGGTAGCGTAATAATAAAAATGCTTTTGGTCGGAATCAGCATTGTCGCCAGCGGAACGTCTGTTCCAACAACAGGCGCAGTTGCCTTGTTGTAGAACTTGATGAAGTGATGGTTAGCGTCGTGGTTGCTAAGCGAAATCTGGCTGAGCACCCCAGGCCGTGCAAGCACTAGCGTCGAGTTGACAGACGCTAGCGATTGCACAGTGTAGATCAGATGCGGGCTATACCCGCCCCTGGTGGGAGCACCAAAGGAAGGCAGCGGCTGCGCCATTACTTCCGCCAGTAAATCAGCGGGAACAGCACCAGTCCGCCGTAGAGCCCAAGACCTACCAGCTTGAAAAGATCCGGCGCGGACAGAGCGTTATTCCAAAGCCAGAACGCCCCGCCGGTAGCGGCAGCCGGAAGCACAAAATGCCCAAGCTTGCTTCCGATGCCCTTAGCTAGCCCGAGCACTAGGCTCGTAACCGCTTCCTGCGTCTTCGGAATTTCCGCCAGCGCCATCTTCATCGTCTTCATCTCGTGAAGAACCATGGAGTGGGATGACCGTAACTCCGCGAGCTGTCGTTCCAGCACGGCGACGGCTTCCATCGGATTCTCCGCCGGCATCTCCGGAAGGGAGATCTCCTCCTCCTCCACCATTCGCAATCTGCTTACGGAAGTTGTCAAAAGCGCCTCCAGCGTGTTCGGGAGCATCCAGCTTATTCACTGTCGCGTAGTAGTTGCGAAGTGAATCTAGAATCTTGACTTTATCTTGAATGTCAAGATTGCCTCGAAGAACTTGTGCGCCGGAAATCAATTCATCTGCGATACCACAGGCAATGATTTCGAGCTTGTTCGCGATGGCGGTAGTGCTGCGCTTTGCATCGGGATTGCGATCAGTGAATTTGTTTTTCATATGAAGATTCCCTGACGGCGAAGAAGATCCCGCATGTAGGGCTCAAGGCCCTTGTAGGTTTGCGAAGCAGGCGTAGTGTTTGCATTAGGGATTGCCATAGACGTGCTCGGGGGAGTGTTCATTCCCATATATTGGGGAAGAGCCTCACTGAGGTCCGAGCCCATCTGTCCGGCGCCGTAAGAGCCTGTCGCGGCCAGACCGCCTGCGCGTCCGGGAGCCCCTGCAAGATCATACCCGTCAATAGGGGCTGGACCACTAGGTATACCAAGAGCATTTGCAACCGTGTTCGCAAGGGCCATGCCGCCGCGCGCAATGCTTGCTCCAGGAATCATTGCTTGCAAACCAAGCGCTGGAATTGCGGCAGGCCCATCACGGCTAAGCGACGGGCCGATCCTGCCAAGCTCAGACATAAAACTACCGAAGATACCGCCAATGCCTGTAGGCGCGCTTGTGTTTTCGATTGCAACAGCCGGTGCAACGTCCAGCTCTGTTCCAAACGGATGCGTGCCAACTTCTTGTTCAGGCCCGATATCTGAAACCATTCCGGTGCCGACGTTAGGTCCGGTTGCGTATCCGCCCGCGCCAACATCGGTAGCAGAATCAGTTGCCGCTCCCAGCCCCCCAGGGTCTGCGTCTGCCATCCCGCTTGGAGCATCCATCATGCCGCCCTCGAAGTATTCATCCAGCCCCGTGAACGGGTTGATAGTTCCAGAGCCGCCGGATTCCCGAAGCATCCGCTTTTCTCGCGGCGTCACATGCACAAGCTCAGTATCGCCGTAGCGACCTTGTGCACCAAGAATCTGAGCTAGTGCTTGGTAGTTCATGCGTTGCCGCCACCCATCATGGGATCAAGAATCAGGCCAGGACCGGGACGCGAAGCAGGCGCGCGCGGAGCAGGCGCTGCTTGCGGGGCTTGCGGCTGCGAAAGGATTGTCTGCAGCAGCTGCGCAAAGCGGGGATCAATCTGCGGCTGCGCAGCGCGTCCTTGCGGGCGAGCAGGCCCTTGCCGCTGACCTGTATCACGGCCGCGCTCCGAAAGCGGCCGGCCACTTTCACCGCCAACCTGTCCCGCTGAGCGGTCAGCTTCACTAGCAACGGAACCTGGGCCAGCAGCGCCTTCCCGGGCCACTTCACCATACATCTCGCTCATGCGCCCAAGAGGCCGCCCCTGAGAATCAAACATCGGCGGGTCATTTCGCTGCCCTTGGATTGCGCCAAACAGCTGCTCAAGAAATGGATACGCTGCGATAAGCCCAGCACCTCTAGGCATTAACGGACGCATCGCCTGCCCAGGAGCCGCAGCTGCTGGCCTAACCTCAGGAACAGAACCACCTGCGCGAGGCGGTGTCGGTGCTGCCGGCGGCGCACCTGCCGGAGGAACAGAGCCTGCGCGCGAAGCACTAGGCTCGCCACCAAAAAGATTACGAGCGCGATCAAGCAGCGACTGTTGCGCCGCACGTCGCTGCGTATACTCATCGTAATTAGGAATGCCTAGATCCTGCTGGCCGGGAACCGACTGACCCAGCATACGCTGAACTGGACCAAAACGCCGCTCAACTTCCGTGCGAAAGTTGTTCACGTTACCAGCGCGTTCAGAAACGGGATTTGGTGTATCACCAAAAAGCGCCCGCGCTCGACCCAAGAGATCTTCAGCCATTACCTAAACCTTTCCAGAAAATCTTCAAGTGCTTTTTCGCGCCAAGAAGGCCCAGCTTGTGCGGCGCGTCTCTCGCGTGATGCAGCTCTATCTTCCGCCCGTTCTATCGCAAGCTTTTGCTTCTCCGCAAGTTCCTTGCCGTAAACAGGGAAGCCGAACCAGCTTGAAGCGCCCGTAAGCAAGCCGCCACTCTGCTGCGCAGAAATCGGCTGCGCGACTTGAAGCAGATACATCGCGTAAGCCATGACGCCTTCCCAAGAGTTCATTGAGGGCCGCACGATATCTGGTGCTGCGCCATGCGTCGAAAGATATTGCTTGTTAAGGACCATACCGGCGGGAATTTTTAGCATTCCGCCAAGCTTATTCAAACCTGTTTGGAATGTATGCAACGCCCATTCATAGGGCTCAACAAAGTGCTTCGAGAGCTGCATTTCACGACCACCACCAACTTCAGCCCGCATAATATTCTTGTTCTCAAAAATACTATGACCTGTAAACATGTAGTTCACAGCATTCGCGACAGTCATATAAATCATCGCAGATTTAATCGTATAGAGCCTATGCATCGCAGCAAGACCCGGAGTATCTGTAGCGCCGGGCATACTCTTATACGCTGCGCGGAACGTAGCGAATGTCCAGTCCGGTGCGAACATAACAATCTGCATCAGCGCGCGACCGGGCGAACTTGTCAGCTTGTATGCAAGATTCTTCATGAAAGCGCTCTGCGTCTCGCTTGCCATGCGGAACCAATCAAGCGAGCCAAAGTTATCGTTCGAAAAGCTTGCCGCTGCTTTAGCTGCCTGCTCTCGTGTCAGCACCTGATCTCCGAACATGCGCTTCGCAAGAAAGCCACGCTTCGTCGGGTTCATTGCCTGCTCCATCAGGTGCAGGCTTGCAGCCATCTTATAGCCGTTTTGCAGCCAGCTAAAAGTAAACTGATCCAGCGCTTCACTAAAATGCGCGAGCGAGTCTACCTTAGACCTTACACCAACACCAGGAACTTTCGAGTCAATCCAGCTTGCGCCGCGCTGAAGCGCGCTATTCATCTTGCTGGGATCAATGTCGTATTCACGGGAAAGAATCAGGCCTTGGCGCAGAAGTTCTTGCGCATTCGGGTCAGCACCAACAAAAGTCTTTCGTGCGTCCTCAACAAACTTCTTTGAGCTGAAAAGCCCCTTCTTGATTCCCATGGTTCCCATGAAGCCTTGCTTGAGGCTCATCGCATGGAACATGGAACCAAAGACGCTCGCGCGCTTCAGCGCAATCGCAATCGGCGTTGTCACGTCGCGCATAAAAGCAGGCGTGCGCATAAAAGCGTTTTCATACGCTGGAATCATATCCGAGTGCACAGCGTTTCCGCGCAGCGGACCATAATCCACCATGCGATAGTCCGGGCCAGGATTCTTCTTTACAACTGAGCCGCCATTTGGCAGCTTAAAATCTTGGATCGCTTGTCCCGCACGCTGCTGCGTCAGCGTTTGAAACATTGAGTTTGCATAGAGATTTGTAATCTCTACCGCGTCTTTTGTCTTGACGCGCATACCAGTATTTTCAATCGCCTTTTCTAGATCGGCGAAAGTCTTGTATTTTCTAAATTCATCTGGCCGCGGACGCCAACCGTTGTCATGCTCAACAAGATGCGCGATGTAATTCTCAATAGTATTATCGAGAATACCTTCCCGCTTAGCGGTTGCGCCGATTGACTCGTTAAACTTTTTAATGGACTTAGCAACAAGTTGTTCGTCAGCAGACAAGCCCTGCATAAGTGCGGGGTTTTCAACAGCTGCTGTAATAGCTTCACGCCTGACAGGATCAGGCACAAGCTGCCGTGAAGCATCAGCCCAACGCTTCACGTTAAAAGCCATTTCGTTCTGTGCGCCATGCATCGAGTTAAGCAGCGGCGCGATATCACCACCAAGCGAACGCCGGAGCAATCGCGGAATTGCTATTGCTCCGGCGAAACCTAGCCCATACGCCAGATGATGGTCTGGCGAGTCTTTGTTTAAGCCAAGGCTAATTGCAACCCCGACCGCTGCGCCGAGTGCTCCGGCCTTGGCCCCTCTTCGAATTGCCGTACGCCATGATTCCTC